CGTGCCCGAAACTGGGTGTGCAAACCCTTTTTACTCTACGCCATCATAGATGGCATCATAATACCAGAGGGGAAAGATATTCAGGGACATACTCTCGAATAAATTCCTCATCCAATCACGATGGCGTGAACGATGATAGAGTAGTGCATAAGAAGTCGCTACCTCAGCCGCATTCTTCTCATCCAGATGGAGGAGATTGAATGCATGTTTTCCCTTATACAAAGGTTCAACATGAATACGATCAAATCTGAAACCACAGAATTCACGTGCCGGCTGACACTCTTTCACTATACAATACTCTCTAAGCCAATCCTCATAACCATCAGGAACGGCCGACTGACTAGTATCATCACCCATAACCCACATCTCATCATCTTCAATATCCACGCCGTGTTCTAAACAAACACGCGCGTGTAATATCCATTGCATTAATGAGTTGTCAGCCAAGGTATTGACACAGCCAGATTTCTGAACTCCCTCTTGTTGTTGGCGTAACAAGAGACCGCCAGATGTTATAAACAGTGGATGGAGAAATAACTGTTTATAGCGATATATAGCTATCTTGAGCCATAGATCGCGATTTGGACCATCCGTTCTACACAAGGCTAACCTTATAGTAAGACAGAGCTCCAACATCCACATCTGAACGGTCCAATCCCAAGCACTCTTGTCAATCGCAATCCTCTTACCAGTTGGAAAAGCTTTCCAACCACCCTTGACTGGAGACCAGCCAATTTTGATTGGATTGTAGTTCCAATTATCAACCATATTTTCATTCATTGAATCGAATAACATATGATCAATAATCTGGTCAACCACAGAGACAGAAGAAATCAATCGATTTCTTCCATCAACAAGCTTCTTGAGCTTGTGTGGTTCTTGCTTGATAAAGAAACGCACTGGATCCGCGTCGCCAAATTCAGCAATCCGTTGTGACACGGTTTGCCAAATGTAGTCGACGGAACTCGGATTCATTGCTCCTTCCTCATCAACACGAAAGAGGATTTTATTGACAGGAGCACGCCGCATATATGGATAACCTGGAGATGAAGCCATATCCAACTTATCCAAAACCCTGAGGAAGTGACTATAAGTCATGAAGTCGTCAGGTATTTCCCAGCGTAAACTCGAAAATACCTCGACGGCATTCATGACTATAAATTTAGCCACTCGCTCAGTGGGTGCATCGTTCCTTATACCATCCCTCAAACCAGCATGATACAACAAACTCCTTAATTCTGCGTTGTGGCCGGTTTTGGGCCAGCCATAACCTGCAGAAACTTTTCGAAGTTCTGTTGCATATTCTTCTGGGATTGAAGGATTTGGCACAGGATCTCCTCCTGAGACGGGGAGCGGTGGTTCGCTACCTTCGCAGGTGAAGTTCTTTCCGAGGACCTCCCATTCTTCTTCCGTGAGGTCCTCTGCTGTCCTAAAAAAGGATCGGTCTTTACAATTTTCTTATGGTCCATTGCAAAAGCCGACTCTCCCTTAAGATTTTTCATGGGTATCCCGCCACCAGAAACCTTGCAGCTTTCTCTGTGATTCTTCAGTTTAACTTCAGTACGACAGACAACGCCACAATGATCACAAGGATATTTAACATGCGTTTTGATGACATGTTGTTCAAGATCCTTCTTCGAACCAAAAACATTTGTACACGAGATACAGGGATGTTTACTGTGCTGCTTCTTATGCTGGGCCAACGTAACTCCTACAAACATGGCTGAACACTGATCACATTTTTCTATTTTCAATGCTTCAACCACTTGTTCCAGTTTTATAATACGTTCACGCAGTTCAGCTTCAGATTTACATTCCACTGTAGTACGATATACCATTTCTGGTTGATCTGGTGACTGTCCGGTAAGTTTTATAATCTTATCAGCGGATTCTTCTCCTAGACGCATTCCCCACGCTCCACTTATATCTTCCTCAAAATCTGGCTCTTGCCACATCTCATGGAATTGTTTCACAAGGTCTTCATCGCTCCAGGTTTTAAAAATCCGGACACCCGCGCTCTTCTTCACTACTTCCTCACCAAAATCATGTGAACTTTCGCCACGGAAAATCATCTTAAGTTCACCATAGATACAGGACATGGAAACACCAACATTGTCATGCATGATAACACCATTATGCATACCATGACACTGATTATTAACAAAATAACCAGCACCAGACATTCCAGGAATGGTGCTACCACTATATATCATCATTCCAATGCGACTAGATTTGCGCAGCAACCCTACGGATTGTCCACTCAAGCCAACGCATGTAACGGATGTGGCAACATTGGTAGTTTTGGTCACTACCTTAACCTTTGGCACTCCTAAGCGAGTCCATTGCGTCTCATCCAGCATCAAATAAGCAACATCAGGGATGCACTTAGATGCAACTACATGAGCAACATTCACACAAATTTTCTTACCGCCATAACTCAATATAGGGTTAACTATGTCTCTTATGACATGGTAAGGGGTAACAAGCACGTTACCTACTCGCAATCCATACCCAATGTGGTTATCCACCAACATTCCGGCTGACATCACTGCAACCTGACCACTAGGGATTTGTGCAGGCATGAATTTCGAACCATTTCTCATAGACTCTCCAATGTAGACGCCACGCATACGCATCAACGTAGTACGTAGATATCTCCTAGAGAGAACCCATAACAACAGCACTATGAGAACCACCATTGTTATGTAGCACAAAGAAGGCAAATATGCAGAGAATGAGTATAAATACTCAGCCTTCTCATTCACCTCCTCGATAATCCGCTCCGTGACCGTGGGTTCCGGTTTTGGACCACTCAGAAAGCTGACAACAATATCAGCCCCCTTGTCCAATGGCCATAAAGCCCACGTTCCTACTCCGTAGAACACATGTTCTACGAATTCGGCAGCGTTCAAGGTCCAGGTGACGGGTTGGCTAAGCACCCACCTAGTCAATCGGTATAACAAGCAGAATGATACAGCAGTGGCATAATATATACCAATGCGCACCATTAAGCTGGCCGCGCGTGTGATCCTTGTATAAGTATCACTAATTTCAGTTAAGAAATTCGTACGATTACCTTCGTTTTGCGCCATTATTCCTTATTTATTTTCCTTTATACAGTAATCCAATACCAATTATATAAAAGATGATCGCAGCTATTTGTTTCTATTCGGACAATTTAAAACGTTTTAAGTGCGTGTAAGGCAATAAAATCAT